TCGGGAAAGCCCTTGTGGCCGCAGTTTTGGCCCCGTCACGAGTTAGAAGCCCTCCAAAAAGAGTTGCCCCATACCAAATGGATGGCTCAGTACCAGCAGAACCCCACTTCTGAGACCTCAGCGATTGTAAAAAGGGAGTGGTGGCAGACGTGGGAGGACGAAGAGGCCCCGCGCTGCGAGTTCACCCTGATGGCTTGGGATACGGCCTTTGAGAAAAGCAACCGTGCAGACTATTCCGCGCTTACCCACTGGGGAGTCTTTTACAAAGACGATGATACGGGCACTCAACAGGCCAACATCATCCTGCTAAATGCCTTTCGGGACCGTTTGGAGTTCCCGGCACTGAAAAAAAAGGCGCTGGAGTTTTGGGAGGACGACCAGCCGGACTCGGTGATCATCGAGAAGAAAGCCTCTGGTGCTCCTCTTATCTATGAGCTAAGAAGCATGGGCATTCCGGTCCAAGAATTTACGCCAAGTAAAGGCAACGACAAGATTGCAAGGCTAAATGCGGTGGCTGATCTCTTTGCTTCGGGTAGAGTCTGGGCACCCAACACCCACTGGGCTGAGGAAGTAATTGAAGAGGTTGCATCCTTCCCGGCGGGGGAGCATGATGACTACGTTGACTCGGTATCTCTTGCGTTGATGCGCTTCCGTAAGGGTGGATTTGTGCGTTCGTTACTGGACGAAGAAGATGAGCAGCCGTATTTTAGGCGGCGTGTTCAGGGGTACTACTAATGGCGGTTACACAGCAACACATGGGGCGTAATTCGTTAGTAGACCGATTGGCTGCTCAGGTAGGTAATCGAGATTTGGCTATTGAAATATTAAAAAAGCGTGGACACTTGGCTCAAGATGGCAAAACATTAACGGCAGAAGGTATGAAGCGAAATGCTATGACAGCCGAAGAGCGTGCAATTGATCGTGCTGTAAAACGCACAGGTAAAGAGGCAAAAGACTTTACATATAAACCGGCAACAAATATGGCGGTTTTAAAAAATAGGAAATAAACATGGCAATTGACAAGGCACTTGGGCAGCCTCCGTTAGGACTTAAGGATGAAGATCTGGCGATGATGGAGCCGGATATTGAGATTGAGATTGAAGATCCTGAGTCAGTAAGTATTAAGGCTGGTGGGCTGGAGATAGAGATTGAGAAAGACGAAAATGGCGATGACTTTAATGCCAACCTTGCCGAAGAGATAGATGAGGGTGAACTGACTGAACTGGCAGGAGATCTGCTAGGTGACTTTGAAGAAGATCTAAGTTCACGTAAGGACTGGATGCAGACCTACGTGGACGGCATTGAATTACTTGGTATGAAGGTTGAGGATAGGACAGAGCCTTGGCCAGGGGCTTGTGGTGTATATCACCCGTTACTAAGTGAAGCCCTTGTGAAGTTTCAAGCCGAGACCATGATGGAGACCTTTCCTGCACGGGGCCCGGTTAAGACACAGATTATTGGTCGTGAGACTCCTGAGAAAAAAGACGCTGCCCAGCGTGTTCAGGATGACATGAACTATCAGTTGACCGATGTAATGACAGAGTATCGGCCTGAGCATGAGCGCATGTTGTGGGGTTTAGGGCTGTCAGGTAATGCGTTCAAAAAGGTCTATTACGACCCAAGTTTTGAGCGTCAGGTCAGTGTATTTATTCCAGCAGAAGATGTCGTGGTGCCATACGGTGCCTCTAACATTCAAACTGCAGAGCGGGTGACGCATGTGATGCGTAAGACGCCTAACGAGGTTAGAAAACTTCAAGTAGCGGGCTTTTGGAGAGATGTAGACCTGCCGGATCCACAGGATACGTTTGATGAGGTTGAGAAGACTATCGCTGAGAAAATGGGCTTTCGTGCCTCATCCGATGATCGGTACAAGATCCTTGAGATGCACGTTGATTTGGACATACCGGGATATGAAGATAAGGACAAAGATGGGGAGTCGACGGGTATTGCGCTGCCTTATGTTGTCACTATCGAGAAGCAGACACAGACAATTCTAGCAATTCGTAGAAATTGGAATCCTGATGATGACACCAAACAAAAACGAAATCATTTTGTTCATTATGGGTATATTCCGGGTTTTGGTTTTTATTGTTTTGGTCTTATTCATCTTATTGGCGCTTTTGCTAAGTCCGGTACTTCCCTTATTCGTCAGTTGGTCGATGCAGGGACTCTCTCAAATCTCCCCGGTGGATTTAAAACCAAGGGTCTACGAGTAAAGGGCGACGACACACCCATTTCGCCAGCGGAGTTTAGAGACGTAGATGTAGCCTCTGGCACGATCAAAGACAACATCATGACGCTCCCTTATAAAGAGCCGTCGCAGGTTTTATATAGTCTTTTGGGCACCATCGTTGAAGAAGGTCGTAGGTTCGCTAGTGCAGCGGATCTGAAGGTATCCGACATGAGTGCCCAATCCCCTGTGGGTACTACGCTGGCAATTTTAGAGCGCACGTTAAAAGTGATGAGCGCAGTTCAGTCGCGAATTCACTATGCAATGAAGCAGGAGTTTAGGCTTCTAAAAATCATTATTCGTGATTACACCCCTGATAAGTATTCTTACGAGCCAGAAGATGGAACCCGTAGAGCTAAACAGTCGGACTACGACCAGTGTGACGTAATCCCTGTCTCCGATCCTAACGCGGCAACTATGTCGCAGAAGGTGGTTCAGTATCAGGCGGTTATGCAGTTAGCCCAAAGCGCACCGCAGTTATATGACCTGCCATATTTACATCGCCAGATGTTAGAGGTTTTGGGTATTAGGAACGCTCAGAAGTTAGTCCCTAACAAAGAAGATATGAAACCACGTGATCCGGTAACGGAAAATATGGACGTGCTTAACGGCAAGCCTGTCAAAGCGTTTGCTTATCAAGATCATGAAGCACATCTTGCTGTTCACATGGCTGCTGCACAAGATCCAAAGATTAAACAGATGGTTTCACAAAGCCCGATGGCTAATCAGATTATGGCGGCTATGGCGGCTCACATTACTGAGCACGTAGCCTTTGAATACCGCCGTCAGTTAGAAGAGCAGTTAGGTGTTCCTTATCCTGCCTTTAATGAAGAAGATGACGAGCGTATTCCTGAACAAATGGAGATTCACCTATCACGTCTAGCCGCAGCAGGAGCACAAAAACTTCTTGCTAAGAGCCGAGCGCAAGCAGCACAGGAACAAGCACAACAGGTTGCACAGGATCCGATTGTGCAGATGAAACAGGCAGAACTTCAACTTAAGGCCCAAGACCTTGAATTGAAAAAACAGAAGTTAACAACTGACGCTGCGGCAAAAGTAGATCAGTTGGATATCGAACGTCAACGGATTGAGTCCCAGAAGGAAATTGCAGGAATGCAAGTAGGGGCCAAGACCGCAAAAGATCGTGCTGAGTTGGAAGCCCGCATGGAGTTAGAGGGAGTTCGGCTTGGTTCGCAAATCGCTCGTGATAAGGCGCAACCACAAAAGAAGGAAAATAAATGAGTAATGATGTTCTCAAGTATCTTTCAGACAAGATACACGAGGAAATGAAGGTGATTGAAAACGACACAGTATTGGGTCACGCAAAAGACTTTGGAGACTACAAGTATGCTTGTGGGATCTATCGTGGCCTGCTGATCGCAAACAACGTTCTCATAGAGACCGCAGAAAGGATGGAAAAAGACGATGAGTGAACTTGCCATCGCTACAAAAGAAGGTGAAGTAAGTACGATTCCGGATACTCCGGAGCGCAAAGCCAAGCAGGTGCCGGACCCGTCTGGTTACCGAATCCTATGTGGGATACCCAACATCGAAGAAGCCTACGATGGTGGCATTTTAAAATCTGACATGACCATCCAGCATGAAGAACTCCTCACCACGGTGCTCTTCGTGATGAAGATGGGGCCGGATTGTTATAAGGACAAGGAACGCTTTCCTAGCGGCCCTTGGTGTAAGGAAGGGGACTTCATTCTCGTGCGCCCACACGCAGGTACGAGGCTCAAGATTCATGGTCAAGAGTTTCGGATCATTAACGATGATTCTGTCGAGGGTGTAGTTGAAGACCCCCGTGGAATCAGCCGCAGATAGGAGCAAGACATGGCTGAAAAACCTAAACAACAGGAACTTGAGATTGAGGTTGAAGACGATGCCCAAGAGGTAGATCGCCGAACCCCAGAACAAATCCGCCAAGACCAGATCAATGTTGCAAAAAAGCAGTCTAAGGGTAAACCCGAATATGACATTGAGATAGAGGATGACACTCCAGTGCAGGACCGGGGCCGTGAGCCCATGCCGGCGGAGATCGTCAAGGAGTTGGAAGAAGACGAACTGGAAGAGTATTCCGAAAGAGTTCAGAACAAACTTAGCCAAATGAAAAAGGTCTGGCACGATGAGCGCCGGGCCAAAGAGGCCGCCCTGCGGGAGCAACAAGAGGCTATCTCTATTGCCCAAAGGATGATGGAAGAGAACAAACGGCTGAAAAGTACCCTGTCTAAAGGTGAACAGACCTACATAGACACGGCCAAAAATGCAGCCGAACTAGAGTTGGAAAACGCCAAGCGGTCCTATAAAGACGCCTACGATGCTGGCGATTCTGACCAAATTCTGGCCGCCCAGGAGAAATTAAATGAGGCTGCCTACAAGATTCAGCGCCTGAAGGAGTACAGACCCTCTTTACAGGAGACTGAAGTTCGAGTAGAAAGTCAACCAGCACAGCAACCCCCTCGTCTTGACCCCAAGACGGCTGCGTGGCAAGAGCGCAATCCTTGGTGGGGATCAGATGAGGAAATGACGGCTTTGGCACTTGGTTTTCATCAAAAATTGGAAAAACAGTTCGGCAGACAATATGTCGGCACTGATGAGTACTGGCAAAAAGTTGATGACACTATGCGCCGCCGCTTCCCAGATTATGACTGGGGAGAAGAATCAAAAACGACTAACGGAAACGGCAAGCCGGTTAGTCGCACCGAGACCAAACCTGCCACTGTAGTTGCTCCTGCGTCTCGCAGCACATCCTCCAAAAAGATCGTGCTGAGGCAATCACAAATAGCCCTAGCCAAAAGATTGGGCCTAACCCCCGAGCAATATGCACGGGAATTTGCAAAGACACAGGTGAACTAAAATGACAGACAAACGTATGAGCCGCGAAGTAGAAAGCCGTTCAATGACCGAGCGACCCAAATCATGGCAACCCGCATCCGCGTTGCCTGAGCCGGACAAGCAGCCTGGTTATGCGTATCGGTGGATCCGGGTATCTTCAATGGGACAATCTGACGCCAAAAACGTCTCTTCCAAATTTAGAGAAGGTTGGGAGCCAGTGCGCCTAGAAGAACAACCGCAATTACAAATGCTGGCCGATTCCAATAGTCGATTCAAAGACAATATTGAAATCGCTGGCTTGTTGCTCTGCAAAATTCCTAGTGAGTTTATGGATCAGCGGAAGGCGTATTACGACAAAGCGACCAGAGACAATATCCAGGCTGTAGACAGCAATTTTATGAGAGAGAGCGATGCTCGTATGCCCCTTTTCAATGAGAAGAGGTCTACAACATCGTTTGGTAAAGGCAAATAATTTTAGGAGTTTAACATGGCTTATCCTACGGTATCAGCCCCAT